ATCTGCCTTTGCAATTAAAGCATCGGTATATGCTTTGATACCAAGAATCGCATTCAATGTAGAAGTATTCTGTGTCAAGAACTGATCGCCATATTTAGAAATAACAGTAAAAGCACCACCATCATTCGTCCAGATAGAATTCATAGATTCTGACAATGTATAGCCGACATTCGCACATTCTTGTTGAATTGTATCGCTAATAGAAGATGAATTCGCATTGATTGAATCAATCATATCAGATAAAAAAGCATCAACGTTATCCAATCTTGCATTAAGAGATAACTCATATTCGTTATACAAATCATCTAATAATTTTTTCTGGTCTGTGATGTATCTGTCATACTCTGTTTCTTGCAATTCTTCCATAGCCTTTGATAAATCAACCTGGATTTTCTGAATTGTAGCTTTAGTTTCCTCAGAATTATCTCCGGCATAAGCTGACAACTGTTTCTGTAAAGAAGCAATTTCGTCAGACTGTTCTTTTACCTTTTTCTGATAGTCGTAGAGGTCTTTGGCTGAATCCAGTGAATCCGTGTAGGCATCTATCAAGTCTTTGAGAGAATCAAGCTGTGCTTCAATTCCGTCTTTTACTAAATCAATCATAGCCTGTTTTTCATCTTCGGCAGCAAGGATTAATTTTCTCTGTAATTCAAGAAGTTCTTGCCTACGTTCAATGAGGTCAGTGTTATATGGATCTTTGGCAATTTCCGCATTTAACTCTTTGATGGCTTTGGCATATTGGTCAGCTTGTGCCATATCGACATTATAATTTTGTCCATGTAATCCCATAGTTGCCATGCCTGTATCTGTCATTTGACCTTTATCATCAAATAACTTTCCATTTGCCATTAAGTCAATGAGAAAATCTGCTTCATCGGTAATATTTGATATACGGTCTTCCATATAATCAAAATATTCCCAATCAAGCTCACGCATTGTTTTCTGGTATTCAAGCAGTGAGAGATTAGATTCATCAATTGCCTCTTTGACATCATTGATGCTTTTCTGCATCTCATACCATTGCTCAGAACCCTTTTCGATTTCGCCGGAAGCCATTGCCTGATTGAAAGATTCCGTTAAATCAACTAATTCTTTTTGAAGAATTGCCTGATTTTCTTTCTCGGCTTTTTGGAGTGCCTGGTAATAAACCTTGCTTCCCTTTAAGCCTTTTGCTTCCAGAGTATCAAGTCCAGTGTTGTATGTATCAGTCAGATGTTGTACAAGAGCCAACTGATTATCAAAATCAGTGGAAATATTACTGAATCTGTCAGCATATAACTTGGCGATTTCTTCGTGTAAATCGGCTACAGCGTCTTTTGCTTCAATCGCTTTTTCATAAAAGTCTTGAAAATCCTTAATCTTATCAGACAAGTCTTCATCAGTAATCGTGGATATATCAATCGTGCCATTCTTTACCTTATCCATCCAGTCAGATGATAAACCGACAGAATTAGCCTGTTGCATATATCTGGTGTATGCTTGATTCTGAGTATTGATTTGCTGAGTGATTAAAGAGATTTCATCGGCAGCAGCACTATTACGTTTTGCCAACGTTTTGAACGTGCTTTCTGCTTTTACTTTTACTCTGTCAATCGCTTCACTGATTCGTTTTATAGCAACTTCAATCCAGTCAAATGTTTCTTCAAAGTCTTTCTCAGAAGAGCTACTTGAACTAGAAGAACTTGATTTTGAAGAAGAACTTCCACTAGAACTCCTGCTAGAACTCTTGCTAGAACTTGAACCACTAGAAGAACTACTTGATTTAGAGGAAGATTTCTTTGTAGATGGAGATGAACTTGGTTTATATGGCTTATATCCACCAGTCACCAAAGCTGTACCACTTACAAGTGCAGCAGCACGACCAGCAACATAGCCATTCTCTAACAAGGATTCTGATTGTACATGATTGAAAACAATAGCACCGGCAGGAATATCCCTAAACTCAGCACCATTGTCACCAACTGTATACCATCTTCCAGTGTGCGGATCTACAACGATTTCTCGCCCAAGTTCTCCGACAAGTGTTTTACCTCCTGGAGCAGTACCCCAGTCACCACCAGCTTTTGCAGTACCAGAAACATGAGCTGTACCATTTACATCTACAGCACCAGTCTTTACATAATTTACATAACGTGTAAGAGTTGTGAAAGATTCCGGCAAACTGCCCGTATGTGGCACATAGTTTACATCACGGTTAATTGCATCAAATGATTCCGGCAAAGCATCTGTTTTCGGATCATAGATTACATCACATTTTTTAGAATCTGGATTATAACCCTCAATTGCAGAAGCATCAACATTTGCTTTTACATTGATTGTTTCAGCAGATAATCCAGCAATAGAACTTTTAATTGAATCCACAGAAGTAGAATCAATGTCCAATTTTGCCTTAATATCTGGTGAAATACCCTCAATTTCAGAAGCTAAAGAGTTGACTTTAGACTCTGCCTCTGTGGTATCAGCACCGACTTTCTGTTTAATTTCAAGGTCGTTTGTAGCAGTTTGGAACTGTTGTAAAAGTGAGATAGCATTACTTATTTCACCTTCGACCTGTGAAGTGTCAACACGCATAACGTCTGGCTGAGAAAGAAGTTGTTTCTGTGTCAGACAGTATTGAATAACAGAATTTGCATTTTCAATACTTGAAGCATCAACGTCTGGTCGTGCTTTTACAGCATCCATTTCCGCAATAGTAGCATCCAAAGCAGAAATTTGTTCTTCTGTAGTGGACAAATCGGAAACATCCATTTTAATTTTTAAATCACTGTTTCCGTCAACCTGTCTCAGAGATTCTGCAGCTTCATTTGCTTCAACGGCTAAGTCACCGATAGTTTTGACAGCCTCATCGCCCCAGTCAAAATCAGCACCTTTTAACTGTAATTCATCAAAGAATGCCTGAACCATTCCAGAAGACATGTTAAGACCTTCTGCAAAGTCCTCCATTTTCTTTCCACCGAGAACTTGGAAACCGTCATCTTCACTGTATTTCATAAGTCCGGCATTAACAGAATTCTCCAAGAATTTGTCAATATTCAGACCATCAACAGCACCATTGTCATCAAATTTTAAATACTGCTTGAAATCAGACATGTAAGATTCAATTGCACTTAAATCGTCACCATCAACTGAATCTGGTACAATGAAATCAATGGCAGCTTCAAATTTCTTTGAACCAAAATCCCCAAATACATCAGAGTTTGAATCATAAGTGTCTCTAATCCTCTGAATAGCACTTACAGCATCATTTGCCATATCTCCATAATCAGAGCCATTTTGAGCATTAAGCCAATTCTGATATGAACCAACGGCTTCCTGAATAGATGATGACAGTAAATCATATTGTTTACACGTATCTGCAATAGCACTATTTTCAGCAAGCAAAGCATCAATAGACTCTTGAATACTTGCTTTTTCTGAATCAGAAGCACTTGCAAGAGAAGCCCTTAACTGCTCTATCTCTTTTGCATTTTCAAGATACTTCGCTTGTTCTAATGCTTTATTTGAATTGTTAATGGCAACCTGTTCATCAGCTTTCGCTTTTGCAATTTCTCTTACCTTTTCGGAATTCAACTGCATTGTACCATTTACATATTCAAGCGCACCCTGATAATCTTTTAACTCATCTGAATTGAAATCAGCAAGAGATATTGATTTTCCGTTTTGTTGTCCAGCAATAGCCTCTTGTGCAGCACTTATGCCAGAAATCAATGTTTGCGATGCAGTCATAGCAGCATCAGCAGTTTGAGTTATAGACTCACTTGCTTGACTATAAATATCTGAAACTTTTTTTGCACTGTCGGCAGCTTCGCTTTCCGATTCTGATAACTGTTGATTTGCGTCACTTGCATCAAGAACAGAATCATAAAGGTTATCTATTTTTTCTTTTTCTTCCTCAAATCCAGGAAGTGCTTCTCCATTTTCATTCAACAGAGAATCATAGTTATCAGAAATAACACTAAGGTTATCTTTGATATCAGAAGTAAGAGAGTCACGTTCTTTCTCTAAATCCTTAATATTACCGGTAACTTTTTCGTATTCTGTAGCAGATTGATACCATTTAGAAGTTTTGTCTTGTCCACTATCAATGAGATCTTGTTGCTGTTTATAATAGTCAGTTAATTGTTGTTCAACAGAGGTAAGTTTTTCACGCTTAGATAATGTTTCATCAACAATTGTACCAGACTGCATTTTCTCATATGACATGCCAGAATACATATCTACATCGTACTCGCCTGTTCCCCATGTTCTGTTTTTGGTAAGAACATTGTTTGCAGCTTTAGCAGCTTCTTGTTGATCGTACTCTGCAATTTTTTGTTTTATTGCCAACTGTGAAGATAACTGAGCATTTGTTGTTTCCAATGCAGACAAAGACTGAGCATCAGTAGCAGAAAGATTAAGCTCTTTCAATTTATTGATAATATCCTGAATGGTATCTTCATCTGTAAAAGTAACACCATGTTCTGTTGCCAATTCTTCAACTTTTGATCTTAAAGAATCTTGTTTGCTTTCTACATCTTTAACATCATTTAGTGCTGTTTCGTATGTACTTCTTGCTTCACTTGCTTTGTCACACGCTTCATCAAAAGATTCTGTCAAAGCATCAACTACTTTTACGACACCAAAAATAGCACCAGCAGCAAGAATAGCCCAACCTACGGGATTGGTAAGTAAGAATGTTGCTAATCCGGCAGCAGCAGCTTTCAAAGAAGCAGCAAGACCAGCCGTTGCAACAGCAGCCGTACCATTTGCAGCAGCCATTGTTCCAGCAGTAACAGCAGCAGCAGCCTCCGCAGAGCTTAAACCTGTTGCCTCTAAAGCTGCGACAATTGCAGATTCTCCAACCCCTTGAGCAGCTAAAGCAGCAGCAATTTGACTTGCTGTAAATTGAGTAGCAGACATAGCCCCTGCGATTTGCTCTGTAGTGAGTCCTTGAGTTGACAAGGCAGCAGCAACAGTTGAAGCATCATATCCGGCAGTTGCCATTGCAGCAGCCGTTTCTATTGAACTATATCCAGCAGCAGATAAAGCAGCAGCCGTTTGTTCTGCAGAAAGGCTTGCCATACTTGCACCAGCAGCAATAGCTTCGGCAGAAAATTGACTCAATGATGAACCAATTTGAGAGAAGTCCATTGCTGTCATTGTCGCTTCGCAAGCAGAAGCGTATGATTTAAGGTCTAAAAAGACTTTTCCAACATTTCCTAAATTTTGTAGTTGCTTTATTTTATAAACATATTGAAAAGTCTTGATAAGTGTGATACATTATTATTGTATGATTATAAAGGAAGGTGATTGTATGTCTATGATTAAATGCCCAGAATGTAATAACATGATTTCTGATAAATCAAAACAGTGTATACATTGCGGTTTTCCATTACCAACAGTAGAAGAAGTACCAGATGGATTCTGCCTTATTGACGGAGTACCCCGTGATCTTCGTGAAGCATTGAATAAAATTGATGATTACCCTAATATGACTCCTGATGAACAGAAAAAATTAAAAGGGTGGATTTTTGGTCAATGCCAAACTATCTCTATTTATGCTGCAGAACAACTTCTAAATATTATATTAGAAACTCATGCAGTGCCAAAAGAATTTGACGGATCATATAAAAGAGTAGGAAATGGACGTATAAACAATATACAACCAACAAACAAAAATATAATTAAATGCCCGAAATGTGGCTCAACCTCTGTCACGACTACAACAAGAGGATATTCCATTATGCTCGGCTTTATTGGTAGTGGTAAAGTTGTGAACATATGTGGAAATTGTGGTCACAAATGGAAACCAAACAATCAATAATGATGGTAAATTTATTATGTGCCTCCCGGCGATCTGGCAAGGAATAATACTAAATTTACAAATATATTATTCACTATACATTAAAAGCTATAACAACTAAGGCGTGTCATAACTCCAAGAATGGGTAGTCTCTGAGGATTCATGCTCATAAATATATGGGCGTGCGTCCTACTGATTGCCTATTATAAAAGTCCGTAGCACAGTATAAAACTGCTTTTTCTCAGCATAGACCATCCAGATAATTTTTTCTGCTTTCGCAACATTCACGTCTATCGTTACCGATTACGTTGTAGTTTATCTGGCTTTAAGGTGTTCCAGTATTTACTTCTTTGGGATATTTTATAGAACCTCCCAATAGCTATATCTTGTGTACATCGCCATAATGATGATTACTTGATATAACACTAAGCCAACTTTATTTAGGAAAGTTTGTGATGTTATCACTCAACTTAGGTTCTTTACAAATGCAGCAATTCCGACTCCTGTTAATATAGTAGGAACTGCACCAATTTTATTTATAAGCGTATCAATTACTTGAACAAGCCCAGTCAATCCGCTAACAGCACCTTTGACAAATCCAGAGTCAAGGAATGAGTTTGACAGTCCTTCCCAGGCAGCTTTAAGCTGGTTTACTTTAGCTTCAATAGATTCCATCCATTTTTCATGCTCTTCCATAGCAGAACCTTCGGAATTCATCGAAACCTCTAAAGCCTGTCTAGCGATATCGAAGTTGTTCATAAGAGATGACATTACGTTACCTTGATGTTTTCCGGCAAGCAACTCTGTAATAGATGCTTGTTGAATATCAGTAAGATCTTGCCATTTCTCTGAAAGCTCGTCCATAATTTGATATGTAGATTTAAAAGTGTCTTTATCAAGCATGATATCAACACCAGAAAGTGCCTTGATTTCAGCTTGAAGTTTTGCTGTTGATTCAGCCATACCGTCAGTTTCGAGTCCAGCTTCCTCAAGTTCTGTAGTCGCACCACGAATTCTCATGGAGATTGTCTTAAATGCGTTACCTACTTTTGCCGGATCTTGTACGACTGTATTTGCAGCAGTAATCAAAGCAATTGATTCATCCAATGTGTTATTGGCAGCAGACATTGAAGAAGCAGATCTTGTTAAGGCTTCACCAATACCACCTGAACTGATTGCGAATCTGTTACCTACTTCATTGAATTTATCAACGATTGACATAGCATCACTGGCTTGAATTCCAAATGCCTGTAATGTAGAAATTACACTGGAACTTGCCTCATCAATGCTAGAAATTTCATCACCAACAACACTATAAATATTCGCTACTTCTGCAAGCTCTTTGGCTTCAGACATGGAATATCCAAGTCGTGCAAAACTCGCTGTAGAGTTTACATAGTCGGTAATAGTAGTACCAAGTTCAACAGAACGCTTTGAAGCATTTGAAAGGAAACTTGAATATGCAGAATCCGTTTCATCTGTAACTTTTTTAAGTTCTGTCATGGCACTATCAATATTCACAACATTTGAATACATGTCCTTCAATCCACGAATGGTAGTGTTAATCATTGCTCCCATTCCAAATAAAGGACTAAGGCTTGTAAAGTTATCTTTTAATGTTGTGAACACACTTTTTCCAAGATTTCCAGATGCAGCAGCAGTGGTTTTTAACTGAGTGAATGCCTGAGAAACAGCTTTTAATTGTGTCCCATTCTCAACCTTAGAAAGTTGTGAAGTTAATTCTGTCAGCTCATTTTTATATATCTTTGCAGCTTTTGTATTACGGTTCATCCATGTCTCGATTTGATTGCCTAATACAGTTTTTTGAGACAATAATTGCTGTGACGCAGCCAAAGATACATTTTCAGCTTTTGCTTCTTTATATGCAACTTTTAATCGTTGAACTTCCTGAGTTATTCTTTCAAACTCAGCTTGTTGTCTATCTAATCCGCTTACATTATTTATGTTTGATAAATCGGATCTTAATTTTGACAACTCTGATGAATAATTATTTGTATCACCTTTTAATTTTACAAATCCGGCGTCAAGTGTAGAGATGTCTGCATTCAGTTTTGAAACATCAGCAGTTGTGAACATCTGCTTAAATGATTGTTGAATATCTTTTCCGACACTTACCAATCTACCGGCTTGTGAATCAAATTCTTTCAGTACAGTAACGGTACGACCTAATTCATCGACTCCCGTAACACGTAACTGTAATTGACCACCTTGACGGATTCTTGTATCAACTTTTTGGACAGCTAAATCCATAGAGTCCAAAGACTGTGTGATAGTAGCAATCTGACTCTTATCAAACTTAAATCCGGCAAGTGTACGTTGCAAGTTTTTAATAGTATTTGCTGAATTGGCAGTGGTAATTTTTCCCATTGTAGTATTCAGCGCATTGGCGAAATTATTGCCAGCAGCATTACCAGCCTGACCAAATTGTGATTTTATCTGATTCAAATAGCCGTTTATATTTCCATTTTTGGAAACCAAATTTACATCAACATCAATTTTGTGCTTTGCATTTGTGAAAGCATTCATTTGTTGCTGTGCTTTGGCGGTATCAAGCTCCGCTATAACGTGAGCAATAAAATCTGACATAACTTCACCTCCCCTTATCTAAAGAAACTACTAAATGTACTGTCTAAGTCAGATTGAATTTTCTGTTCTGATCTTGCCCAGAAGCCAGAACGACCTTTGATATTTGCTGTGCCAGCTTCGGCAGCATCAAATACCATAGGGGTTGAAAAATAACTTGAAAATCCTTTTTCTATAAAGTCTGGATTTGGAACTACATAACTGTAAGTTCTATCCAACCAAATATAGAAATGAACATTTTTCCCGTATTTAGAAACACCATAGTTCCTAACACTTTTTCCAAGTTTTCCAGTTCTTTTATAAATACTAGGAGAACCCTGCGAATAGAAAGACTGGACTTCGTTCTCTGTATCTTTGAGAGATTTTGAATGTACAACCGTCATGGCTTTTTGCATCTCATTCAAGATCAATTGTTCAAGTTCTGCCATGCTATTTGCTTTTCTCATGGTAGTCCTCCTTTATTATTGCTTATTTATAGATCACTTAAAGACGAACTCTTACCTTCAACAATTCCATCTTTTGTGAAATACTTACTGAATTCTTCGGAAACCTCGCTATCGTTGTAGAGATTAACCATGTCCGAACTACTCCATCCGAAAAATTCCTGAACAACATTTGCCGGGATATTCAGCTTCAATAATTTTGTGTTGAGATAATGTCTCATGCAGTGCCAGTAAAAATCCACACCTAATTCATTTGAGAAGATGTTCGCCCAACTATCAAGGGTACTGACTTTCATTTGTGCATAAGAACCATCACCACATCTATGTACAAAAAGCCATTCACTCTCAATACCTTGTTTCTTACGTTGTTCCATCCACAAATCAAGGTATTTCTTAAACTCATAAAGCACATATTTATTGAGCTGTTTACCTGTTTTACCAGCTCCCTTAGTTTTAATCTTAGGAGTCTTATACAGACCACCATAAACAATATTGTTCTCATCGAAGTATTCAACTTTGAATCTCAACAATTCTGATTTTCTAGCACCACTCATTGCAGCCAAAGCAAAAGCACATGCCTGTTGATATCGTTCTTCACTGACCAATTTATCCAAGAATTTATCTACGTCATCATCTGGGATAATGGTTTTCTCACGAACAGCTTCGTTCTTCGGAGATTCAATCTTTCCAATGATAGAGCGGAAATTCTCAAAATCTTCGTCTTCGTCCTGTAAAATATTTTCAATATAATTTGACATGCTACTGATAGCAGATTTTACCCTACGAATTCTTTTCGGACTCCAACCCCATTCATTGATTGCATATCCTTGGAATCGTGCAAGCTCACGTTTCTTGATATCAACAAAAAATTTATTGTTGTTGTACTCTAAGTTCCAGCAGAAGAAAATTTCTAGGTCGTTTCTGTACCCGTTAATTGTGGAAGGGGCACGATCAATAGACGCAAGATATTCAAGAAAATCTTCACAAAGTTGTTTATTGTTTGGATTGATTTTCTTGATAGATTCTTCGTTTGTAATTTTGTTATAAATTGTTGTTCTACCCATGTTACTAACCCTCTTTCTTAAAAGCGTAAAAAATAGAAGAGGGGAGTAACCCTCTTCTTATTCGACTTTAATATTGTCTTGTTCTTTTTGAGAATTTTCATACGCTAAAATTCCACGAATTACATCATCTTGTGGCATTTTTGCAAGCTCTGCTACATTCTGTAGTTTATTCATGAAATCATCAGTGTTTAAATTCTCTAATGTGGAAGAATATTTATTGGCGATAGAAATTAACACCTCAAATAATTCGTCCAGTTTTGATGTATTGACAAGTTTGCTCCGCTCAAAATCAATTTTTCTTTCAGCAGCATCAATAACATCTTTTACATTAACTGTTTCCTTGATAACCTGTCCGATGCGTGTTTTCTCGATGAAATCTGCACTTTCAGTAAAAGACTCTGGCAATGCAATATCAGTCAGATTATTTACAAGAGAAACAGCTACAAAATAATCAAACAGAATAGGCTCATACCCTACTGTATCATTGATAACACCGTGAACGATATCATCAACAATGTCCATTTTCTGAGAAAGAGTAGGAGAGGACACATATCTGAAAACTATGTGTTTTCCGTTTAATTCAAATGTTGATTCATCAGTATATTTTCTCATAAATTACACCTCTGTACTTTCTTTAGCAAACTGTGAATAATTGTTTTCCAGGAATCTACGGCTCTTATCGGAAAGAGTTTTAGAAACACTATAAGTTTCTTTGTTTTCTTTCTTGCCGATAGTATATGTACATGTAGAACACGCACAAATATTCGTACCCTTTACCCAGTTCATCGGCTGTTTACATTTCGGGCACATCAAGATTTTTTCCATGATTTCTTTAGCCTTACGCTTATTCTTCATTGCTCTACTTTTCTCTGTATTCACATTGAACAATTTTGCTACTTCTTTAATAGTCATAATTTATATCTCCTTTTGTAAACGAACTTTTTAATAATTATGGTGGATAAACATTTGTATAATTTGCGATAAAAAATGATACCCATTAAAAAAGTCAAAACAGTTTTTAACCTCTTTAATAGGTATCATACACAAGTGCAGTGCTTAATAAAAAACACCACACTTGCTAACAATCCTCGTAATATTTACAATGCATTTTATCTTGATTATGTGGGATATAACAAGATTTGTCTTTACAATATCTTTGGCAGATACATAAACCTTCTGAGTTTATCTTCACACCACCAGAACAATAAATCATATTCTGCTTAGTTTTTTCATTAAACTGAATGTATGCATATTTACACATTATTTCTTCTCAACTTTAAAATTCGGAGAATGAATATCTCCCGAATATTTAACAGAAATTTTATTACCAGGATTTTTTGATATACCAGTTAATTCATACCCGAAACCATCAAAAGAAATGATAGCGGTATTAGTACGCTCATTGTATACTAATACGTCACACTCTTTGGTAAGAGATGCCTTTCGTTTCGGTGTACTTGATTTTGTTTCAACTTTATTTTTTCCTTTATCTTGAACAATCTCAGTTGTATTTTCTTTTACATCTGTCATAATCTCAGCTCCTTCTTCCTAATAAAAATGTAGGCAGGTATAAACCCACCTACATATAGTTACTGAAATTATTTTGTTACAGTGATCTCAATTGTGTCTTCGAGTCCATTGTAAACGGCTTTGACTGTTGCTGTACCAGATGCAGTTGCACCACTCACAACACCAGTTTTTGCACCTACAGTCAATGCAGTGTTTCCGGCATCTACGATTGAGAATGTACAATCCTTTGGATCAAGCTCTGTAGGTTTATACATAACTCCGATAATACCAAGAACTGAAAGTGTCATGTTTGCACCAGTCTTAATTGTTGTAGCCGGTGCAGAGATAGCAATTTCAGAAACAGCCATATCTGTATTGTCATCATCAATTTCAGAGATGTATGCATATACGGCACTACCATCTTCACAAGCGTCACCTTCGACAGCAAGGGCACTACCAGATAACTTTGTACTTACTACACCATCAGGTGTGAATGAGATATCAAAGTTACCGTCAAGTGAGTAAGACGGAATTACGATTTCAACGACACCAACTTTACCTTTCTTACTGTTATGCTTGTCTGCCTGAAGAACAAGTTTTCCAATGTAAGGTGTTGATTCTGCATCAATAGTAATACGTTTTGAAATAGCATTGTACTGATATGTACATTTTACTTTTTCAGTTGTAAGACCATATGATGTCAAGTCAATTGAAGTACCATCGGCAGTAACTTCTACGAATGTACCGTTTGGAAGTTCTACACCAACTTTTGCACCAGTCAGAGGTGTATGGTCAATTGTACCTTTTCCAGCTACAAGTGTTACGCACTCATTAAGACTATATGAATCTTTGAGTCCTTTAGAAATCTGAGAACCAGCCTGTAAAGCAATGTACTCAAGTTTCCAGTCAGCAGCTTCAAGTTCTGCTGTAAGTTCTCTACCATATTTGTATGAGAACACTTTCTTATTACCTTTACCAGCATTTACAGCCTGTTCCTGCATAGATACAGAAATAGAAGAACTAAGGTTAGTCACTCCTGTACAAGCTAATACACCATTGATGTAAAATGCAAAGTCGGCAACTGAAACAACGAATTCTTTTCCCTTTGTATTCATTGCAAATTCCTCCTGATTTATAAATCATCAGCCACTAATCATTTTCTTTAATGACATGGCATCTGTTTTCACATCTTTGAACTTATCGCCCTCATCAAGTTCAGTCATCCAATACTGGACTGGTTCTTTGAATTTTACAAATCCCGTACTTTCAGCAGATTTCATAACATTGAAAATATCACGCTTATTTATTCGTTTAACATATCGCCAGAACTTACGAATAGTTAGCCCCTTAACTTTTTCTTCGGTTAAGTCCATTCCAACACATACAGAATCAATATAATCTTCAAGAGAGGCTTTATCTTTGCCAGATATAGCATCCTGGGCTTTTTTTAGTTCTTGCTCAGTGTCGTAGTGAATGAATTCATCAATGTCAAAATCAATGCCATTTTGTAGGATAATAATTCTCCGAATATCATCGAACTGATCGGCGGTTATAACATTGCCATTTATTCTGAATCCCCCTTGTGTAGAACTAGCCAACACCTCTTGATCTTTAAATACAAGCTGTAAAAGCCGGAGTGCAAAAGAATAGTAGTAGGGGAGAAATGGCATGTTAAATTCTTTTGCTAATTCTACGTTGTTATGACAGTAAAATAAAAAATCAAGATATGGCATCTTGATAATTTTCTTTACTGGAAATATACTGTTTTTACGAACAATAATACTTGACTTATATAAATTGAAATCAAGCACATTACCCATTTTTACAGGGTATAAAACTAAATCTTCGGTATAATAAATTGGCGAGCTATATATAAGGTACTGATATAAAGATTCGTTACTGATGTCCATATGATTCCTTCTTTGCAGTAAACGTAAGTATTCTGCATGGATATTCATAGTACAATACTTCCTCAGTATTGCTTGCACATGTCAATTCACCAATCCAATTTGTTTCCATTCCAGATAAAGTTTTTTTCAATTCTTCACCCAAAATATCAATAACTGTACCCGATAGATATTCCTTTGTTTTATAGCTCTGCACTCTTTGTGCCATTGCCTTTTCATGGCAGACAATATATATGACCACTTTTATCTCTTCCAAAAAATATTGTTGGTTTCTCACATGATCGACCTTGAAACAGATGAATGGAGAGGTTTTCTCAATGGTCTTTGGATTCTGCAAATAAGGGAAAATTTTCTTATAAAGCAGACCACCACCGGCATCTATATATTCCTTATCGAGATTAAAAATAATCTCGTTATTTTCGACAATTGTATTTATTACCGCAGATTTAAAAGAGTTAATGTCAAAATCTTCCATAATAAACCTCATTTACCATAAAGCGGTAATCGTAATAACAACAGATGCCAATATTGTATCTACCGATGAAAGAACATTTAAGTGGAATTGTTTTCCAACCAAATCACGATTGTTTTTTACAGTAACTTTTACAAAATTGTCACCAGTAGTTAATACCAAATCTTTCTCATCGAAATCATTATCAGAAATTCCCCAATGATATTCGATATCATCTACCACATTATGTTCATTGTCATAAAATGTAGCAGAGTATTTTTCAAACGATGATAAACTGATAGTGTCAGCTTTATATGTAAGTTCGCAAGTATAACCGTACTTTTCAGTAGGCTCAACATTATTTTGTTTGTAATCTGCAAGCATCATATCAACACTATCTGTATTTTCATCGTATACAGTTTGAGTCAATGACAGATTTAACAACTTTACATTTTTATTGTTGTTTGTTAAACCATTGAATTTTGTGAGTTTATATACCAACGGTACATCGTTGGACATTTCCAACATAAATCGCATACCGTCATGAAGCCTTCTTGTATTTTTATCCATTGGCAGTAAAAGGCTATACTGCTTATCATAAGTGATAACAATATTTCCTTTGAAGACACCAGAACTATACCGTGTCACATCTTCACACCAATACCAATATTCATATATCTTCTTGGTTTCTGGATCTTGCCATCGTAACTGATTGTGACAAACTTTAAGAACTGCCTTTTCATAAAATTTGTTATTACTTGGTTCAGAAGCAATAATCCAAATTTCATCTTCAAAACGAATGTAAGAGTATGTTTGTAAAGTTCCAATCGGCACTAAAATTTGTCTGTCTTCAGCTTTTAATTGTGTGTCTGGCGTAACACTCTGTATAATTGCCTTGCCGGGAGTAATAACAGAAAAATCACTGTTTATAAACTCAACATTATCGCACAACATAGTGGTATCAAGCATTTCCTTAAAACCATCTTGTGCATAAGCGAAAAATTCTTCGCCCTCAAAACCACCATTATAAATAGGTGGTTGATCCATTAAATACCAATCCACAGCCATAAATATCACCGCCTATGTATAAGCTGGACATTTTTGCTTTGTGTAAAGGTCTGCAATTTTTGAATCTATTGCATCAGCTTCCGCTCTTGTGTATTTCTTTGTATCACCAGTTCCGTTAAGACTGATATCTTTACCGATGATATTATTTAACTGATTTACACGCCTTACCTCTTGTTGCATATAGTAAGACTTCATAATCTCAGCCAGACTCAAAATGACATAGTTTTTCAAATCACCATTGTCATCGAAAGAATCTGAATCAGAAGAGGGTGGGGTAAATACTAAATCTTGTTTATCGAATCCTAAAGAATCAATATTTAGTTCATATTCACCTAATGCATTCAAGAACCATTGACGAACTAATCCGTCTGCAAGTACATACTTACATTTAATGATTGATTCAAATGCAGATACAACGTCTGTATATGATGTCATTGAATGCACCTCCAATCATTTTTAATCGAGATTTAATCCACTGACTGCCTCAATTTCAGCAAGCATATAAGACGGAACTTCATCAGTGTTGACAGAAGGGTATAAGTCCTTATCTGAACACATAATTGCAATCATTTTCTTTTCTGATTCTGTTACAACCAAAGAAGAAAGTTTATCATGAAATTCTTTCTTACTCTTAGATGCGAACAAATCATTTACTGCATCCACTGTTAATTGAACCGGCGAAATATCTTCTCCGAAAACATATTCTCTTACGAGCGGATCATTGATTTTAAAAGCAGCATGAGAGCCAAGCCCATCGACTCCACAAAATGCAATATTTCCGATTTTAACTTGTGAATCAACTTCTGCGAGTGTTAATCTCTTATAGTTTTTAATATTAGAACCCATTAGAATTGTTTTCCCATTTTCTTCAGAAACAAATCCAACAGTCCATGCACATAAATTATCAATAGAAACTCTATCGCTAAGAGAGAGATCATTGACAGTACGTATCTTTGTTTTTGCACGTTGTGTTTTTGCTTTCGTTGTCTTAGTTACAACATTTGCGCTTTTTTCAATAACTTTTTCGTCCATTGATGTATAACTCCTTTAATAATGAAAGCATGGAGAAAATTGATTTCCCCATGCTCATACATTTATTTACGCTTGATTAAGACTGTTTAGCAAGTAAACCAATCTCAAATTCACGACCTTTTACAACGTCAGCACCAAGTTCAACATCAAAACGTGTTTTGACTGTACCTGTTTCAACGTCTGTACCGCTCATTGTTGTGATACCGCCACGTCTAAAGATATTCAGTGGAGATTTATTACCAGCAGCAGTGAAGTACAGCTCATCATCTGCATAGTAAGTCTCGAATCCAGACTTGTCAGCAAGCGGTTTAGTATAGTTGAACGGATTTTCAAGTTCTACAAGTGTGCTTCCTTTGTAGAATCCGTTTACACCGGCTTTGGCGATTTCATCTACCTGTGATGGGCTATAGAATGGAATCTTAGTATCACCAACAGTTTTATATCCGTTCCATCCACTGATTTCCTGGATTAAGCTGTAGTCACCTAAGATGGCAACTTTACCCATTTTACGAGTAAATGCAACTCTTTCAGCAACTTCATCCTCTGTAGGAAGAGTTCCTGAATATGTGCTATAGTTCTTCACATATTTAGTGTTGTTTGCAAGAGATTTCTTCAGAACACCAAGAACGTATGCTACACCTTTGTTGTTCATATCAACCTGAACCTGAGCCATTTCCTCTGCGATTGTTCCATCGAAGTTACCAGAAGCAAGTTCACGGTAATCAATAGCCATACCAGCAGAAATGGTTCTTGTAGCAACAGGATATTCCATCCAGTTTCTTCCAGCAAAACTTACATCAGAATTTGCAGCCTGCATACGAGCGTCAATTCCTTCGTAGTTGTAAGTTTTAACCTTCGGCTGTTCATGATAAGCAAGTTCATGATAATTTCCTAAGAAATCATAAATCTTCATAGCCTCAAGCAGTTTCGGCTCAATAATGAACTTAACGATTGTATTGATTTCAGCTCTAGCTTTGAAATCGCCCATAGCTGCAGCTTCTCCAAGTGCAGAAAGTTTCTTTGCTACAGCATCTTTCTGTGTTCCATATTTACCGGCATCTGTACCAGTGAACAGGGCAGAACAGATTTCAACCATCTGTTTGAATTTAGCTTGATCCTTGATAGTTACATCATCTTTTACTGGATTTGCTAATTCAAAAGAAGTATTTAATTCAACGATATTTCTCATTGTTTCGTTCCTCCAATTAGTGTATTAAGTTACAATTAGGCAATAACAACCTCAACAGCAAGTCCTTCACCGTTGAAACTTGTTTTCTCACTTACTACAAAATATTCTTTATAGTCATCTACTCCTGTGGCTTTCTTTACAGCTTTCAGTTTTCCACTGGCTTCTGCAACAAGAAAATCACCAACAGCAATATCTGCGTATGTGCCATCTACCTGATCCATATCCATGTCAATAATTCTTCCTTTCAGTGAAGTAAGAACAAATAAACGTGGATTCTCACCAACTTCGATTACATAATCGTTTGGTGTAAGAGTCTCAGGTTTGTCGATAGTGTTCATAACAATTGCAAGCCCTGTTTCTTTTCCATCAGTAGGAACAGCAGCTTTCTTTGTAGCTCTATCGAAAGTTACAACATTACCGTTATGCAGCTCAACGTCTGCTGTGCAGTAACCAACATTAACGGCATTTTTGTATGTACCAATTTCTCTAAATTTTAACATGGTCACGTTCCTCCATTATTTTCGTTTGATTAAGCAAAACAATCAAAATCGTCAACGGAATTATCATCTTTGACGATAGGATCAATTGCTGACATAATGCCATCAAATTCGTCTTTCATTGAGTTCATTTCAAGAGATTTCTTTGCATTTTCCTCACGAATTTTCTTATATGCAGTTGCATCAATCTTTGTTGTGATTGAATTGATCTCTACAGAGAACGGATCAGCATTAAATGCTTCGATTTCTTCTTTGGCAAAATCTTTCTGCTCATCTGTATAGTCTGCAAGGGCACTATTTAACTCAGCGATTTTGTTTGCTTTCTTCAGTTCATTGAGTTCTGCAGCCTGTGTCTCAACAAGGGCATTCAGCTCTTTATTTTTCGCATCAAGCTCGTCCTCTTTTGCTTTGGCATCACTTTCAGATTTTTCACATTTCTGGTTAAGTTCAGAAATTTCCTCATCCTTTTCTTTGATAGAAGCATTCAGCTCATCAATCTTAGAATTGAGTTCTGCAACCTGTGATTCAAGACTAGCAACCTGTGAATTTACTTCAACTTTTCTAGTGTCCTGAAATTCTGAAATAATGTCAGTTTTTAAATCAGAAAGTGCTTTCATCATTTCTTCATTCATTTCAATAACCTCCAAGTTTTTACGATTGAACTGGTTAAGTTCAACTAATACAGCAGTCGAATCGGAAGGTTTTACGGATAAGATGCAATATCCACTATAATCATAAATCATAGGGATACGACCTTGTTCTTTCCAACCGCCATCATAAATTATTTCACCGTCATTTTCCTTTGTGCCAACAAATTCAACACTTCCTCGAATAGTAATGCCATCAGCAATCTTATCCTCAATCCATTTTACGAATTTTGGATATCTTGCTTCATTTATGTAGCCAACACCACATAAACATCTATGCATTCCGTCTTCCAATTCAATGTCTTCAATCGACCAGTCCTCAAACACACCTACTTGCACAGAATCTTCAAATACCGGCATATTTTTAATCTGACCAGTCAATCCATGACCATATGGGATTTCTTTATCATTATCCAGGAACTCAGCGCATAATGGCATACCTTTTACGGTATCTGCATTATCTCTTGTGTATTGTTCAAGATAGGAGATACCATTGATATTCCAACGTGTGTTATCGGGGTAAATTTCATGCAAAACAATTTTGACTCGTCTGCGTCCATTTGGGTTGGTGGCTTGTGAAATTTCTAAAAATCTTTTTTCCATTTCCATGATATGTACCACCTTTTTGTATAATTTATTGCAATAAAAAAGACACCCTAAAGTGCCATTTCTAACAATAACGTAATAAACATCTATTCAGATGTACTTAAAATAGTAGTGAAATCATTTACAAATTTTTCCGTTTCCACAAATATGAAAATAGAAGCGTCTGGATTTTCTTTCTTCGGCTTGATATCATAAACAGGGTTTCCCATTTTGATTAAATGCCTTGCAACACCAGGCTTAAAAACTGATTTGCATTTCACTACAGAATTTGTTTCTGTCATGCACATAATCTTCCTTCCTAATCTGTACTTGGTTTAGGATTGGTGTTTGAACCAGAAGATTGTGATTGTATCGTATTTTCATTTGTCGCAAAATCTACTGTTTCACGACCACTTTCTTTACTATCTGCTTCATCACGACCACTCATTGTAAATGATGTAGCATGAACAGGATATTTGTTTTCAAAATCAGACTCTAACTCATAGTCAAGCAGAGAGATATATGCATCTGGATCAAACCCAGTTGCACTTACCCAAGCGGTCAGAGATCCCTTACCATGAGAATATAAATCCTGCATGTATTTTACTTGTTTATCTCTGTTTGCAAAGGTTGTAGGTAAAATATAGCAATCAACCACACAAGAAGAATCCATGATAATATTTGCGTTAATGCATTTATTAAGTTCAAACATGAAATTCTCAACCCATGTGTAGGTATTGCTTGCAACAAGCTCTAAGTTGAGAGAAGCAGTTGCATAGTTACCTTTTGTATTACCGTCAAGACTGGCAGAACTGATACCTAAAGCACCAGGCACAGCGTCCTTAATAGATGCTTCATTTTTCTCATCGAAAATATCTATATCAACGTCCATTTTGTCTATCTTAGTTCCACTTGCAAGGGAGAAGAAAGATATACCAGACTGACTTCTTCGAGTGATAACAGCCTCTTTTACTTTTTCATGCTGTTCTCTCTGTTGGTCTTTTGTAAGAGATGACGTTCCTTTTTCTTTTCCTTCCGGGAATGTCATATAAATAATCTGATTATTGATTGAATCCAAAACTGTACGTTTAGTATTGACAAAATACTCAGCATACATAATATCATCAAAGGCAGTTACAGCCATTGGTACACCCCAGGGCTGGTTAATTGCAGCATTTACTTTTGTAACGATAGTTTTTGTATCGTCAAGTATAATCCAATTATTGATGCTGCCTTTATTCTGATTATATCCATCACGAATTTCTTTCGGCATAGCTTGTAATCGTGCTTTTAATTCTCTGTCATTGAATTGATCGAAATATCTCAAATTAAAAGCCATACGATAATGATTACCTACTCTGCCACAAATTCTACACCAATCAACAGGCAAAGGAATAATAGAAACATCCATACCAATTTCATTTATCTCAACAATATTAGCCATTTGATAATCAGATATGAATTTCTCATTGCTAATAGGTCTGTTTGCAGTTTCAAAATAGTAGAAAGCAGTTCCATCATTTGCATTTTTCATCAGATTATCTCTGATTTGTTGCTTATAATTGATTTTGTCAAGAACGGATAACATTTTGAGTCTGTTTCTTTCAAAATTTCTCGGACGCTTTTTTCTATTCTTACAAACAATTACCTTATCAAGAGTGTGCATAGAGCCAATATAATTAACGGCACTCCTTACACTACCGTTAGTGTTATACGCCCACCAAGCCAAATCTCTTAACTGTTTGTTGTAATACTGGGGATTTTTAGAAAATGTTCTAATATCCTTTATCGTATATGGGGAGGCATCAAGAAAATCCCCTAAGACAGAATAGATATAAGGTAATGTAGTATTATAGGCATAAGCATTTGTTTCTACATTATGGTTAGCACGATTATTCGTGTTTGCCTTACGTTTAGGTGCAGATGATCTACCACGCTTTTTGGTAGTAGAAGCTGCCACTTCATTCTGTTCTGGCATCTATCTACCTCCTAATTTTTTAATTGATAAAAGTTGAAAATCCGTATTCGTCTTCAATATTACGCATGTCTCTTTCAAGCTCATTTGCAATATAGTTGGCATAGGAGATAGAAGAGTATCTATCCTTTCTCATACCAGCCACTTCAACGACTTTAATTTTTCCGTCAGTAGCAGTGTAGTCCAAGTTAATCATTTCTTTAATCATGGCAGTTGTCTGATAAAATGGTTCTTGGAACATTACTTGATCTTCAACTAATAAATTCTGGAAAGCCTTACTACGATTCAAAATATCATTAGAATCTATTTCATTGATAAGAAGTCGTAACTTTCCACGTTTGATACAGTCTCTAAGATATACTGCAGCATCAGAGTTGAATTTAGCAGTAGCCTTAATACTGTAGATGACTTTCTCTGCTTCAGGATCTTTACATCTTTCAGCCATTTTGTCATCATTGATACATGACCATGCCGGATATACAGTATTTCTTTCATCGTCAACCTGTTCAATAACAAGGTTATCGAATACACCAATACCGACACCATTTGTATCTACGATTATGTAATCACAATCGAAATCCTCAAATAACCGCCTTGCTTTTAAAGCCTGGTCAAATGTATGACCACCATCTAATGTAGTAATATACAGAACATTTCTAATATATTGATTGCTTGAAGTTGGAAGCAATTGCATCAGTGTAAAACAAGTAGCGTCATTTTTAGAACCGCCTTGTGTCGCAATATCCATTGATAAAAGACGTATCTCACCATTTCTTTTTGGTTCATACTTATACTTACTGTCATTCAACAGTGCATAATAAGGCTTCGGATATAATGCTCTCTGAATCTTACGAATCTTATCTACAGTTTCAAAGTTATAGAAAGCCTTTTCAGAACTACCAAAGAAAAGAGAATCCATCTCCATTGACCATGCAATGCTATCAAAGTCATCTTCCTGCATTTCTTCACGAATCTGTTCTTCTGGGTAATATCCTTCATAAACAGGTAATTGATACGGGAATCCAACGACCATGTAGCTTTCGCCTTTAATCATGGATTTAAAAAATGCCTTGAACTTTGCCCAAGACCAATGATACTTGTAGTATGCACTACTCAAATAAATCTCTTTATTAGGTTCTTTTGGATATTTAGCCTTATTTTCTTCAACCTTATCGCTGTATTCTTCTTTATTATAGAAGTTAGGTCTACGTTGTCCGGCTTTAAATTTTCTCAGTACCTTATCAACGACACCTTTATCAATAAGTCTAAACTCGTCCATTATAATGATGTTTGCTCTGGCAGAACGGGCAGAATCCCTTGCCGTTACAACTTTTATAACAGAACCATTCTTCCAATATATAAATCCCTCTGAGGGAGAAGTATTTGTTTTGAGTATCTCATTCCTTAGATTAGGAGATTGTGGCATAAATTCCTCTACAATCTTCAAGAGGACGTTAATTGACTGACCACGTTGACCGGCAGCAATACATACCTTGACACCAGGATATAGTGTACAATAGGCACATAGGAAAGCAGCAACGATCATGGACTTACCCATACCACGACTCGCAATAGTCATAAAATTATTGAATCTGAACATAAATGTGATTAGCACTTGTTGGAATGGACGAATCCACTCCATACCGTAATAATCAATAAGGAATCGTACAGGGTTTGCACGATAGTAGCCTATCCATATATTCAGACCACACATTATTTTGTCGTATTTAGAGTCCGATAAACTACCTTTATTATTTCGTTCCATCAGCGTCACCGCCGTTTACAATGAAATCAAAGATATCTTCATCATCAGCTTCTTCTAATTCAGGAATCTCAACTCTGTATTTAGCCATTTCTTCTTCATAAAGAGCTGAGTATTTATTTTTTAATTTCAACATCTTGCATAAATGCCCTAAGAAATAGATAGTGATATATTTTACAATACCGTCTACATCTTCCCATTCTGGTCGGCACTTATCTATCGGACGTTCATCCTCAAACATTTTAATCATTACACCAATTGGTTTTTCAGATGCTTTATCATTTTCATCTTCTTGCTTCGGCTGTAAGTTTGCGGATCTCATAGTCTCTTGATATGTTTTCATCAGCTTTGTGTAAAGCTCAACATTATTATCCTTCAATGCAAGGTTCATCTGTAACTTGATAATACACAGTTCCCTTACAAGGGTTTCTCTTGTCTTGCCATCAATAACAACCCTAGATTTCCAATCGTCAAACATATCATTCAAAATACCATACTGCTCCGGCTCAAAACCAAATCCCCAAACACCAACAGCTTTTTTTAACTGAGTAGCATCCAATCCACTATATTCAGCAACGTCATCGGCTGAATTGATAGAGTTTGATTTTTGCTCAATCAAAGTATCGCTATATGTTTTTCCAGTATGAGGTTTAATCTGTATCTTGCTGATATATACAGAAATACGACTACGATCCTCACTGATTTTTCTTGATGCAGCGAGGGCACTTTCATTAAAGTACAAATCAAACAACTGGCATATTCTTTCAATAGCACGTTCTTCATTACCATTGAAAAAATTAGTGTAATGTATAAACAATTCATCAACACAATTTTTACATGTGTTCATATATCCATCTGTACCGGCATAAATCGGTGACTTAGATGGAGAGAAATTGCCTTTTCTTTTTTTATAGTGCTTACCACAAGTCTGACAAACGTAATCATCTGGTTCTTCTTTGGCAGAGATTTTTTCAAGCGTAACATCGCTATTTACTGAAACGTCAGAAGCGAGTGATTTTTCCACTTGCTGTTTTTTTGTAACACCCATTTGTCAAACCTTCTTTCTTTATGCAATTTTTCCACTATAGAATAGTGGGAGTAGGAGATGTGGGACTCGAACCCACACGCCAATAACGGCACTGCGCCCTTAACGCAGCGTGTCTACCAATTCCACCAATCTCCCATATAAAAAAGCATGGGAAGTTTCCAACCCATGCTATAAAAGATTACAACGAAATTTTCATTCCTTTATTTGAACATAAGACTCTGAAAGTCTTATCATTTTTAGAAATTTCTTTTCTTAAACTTTCAGATAATGACTTTTTGCTTTCTTCACTACCATGAACCAAGATAAGTTTGTTTGTATTCAAAGAACTACCGAACTTAATCAAATCATCTCTATTGGCATGGCTACTGAAAGTAGAGAGCGATATACAGTCAGCCCTATTTACCACCGGCACTTTATTGATTGTCAGTTTCTTGTAGTCTTTATAGTTCTTGATTCGATAGGAGAGATATGAAGGATTATCGCCAACATATCCAGAGAATACAACCATACTGTTTGGATCGGGCAAGAACTTTTGTAAATAGTTTACAATCCTACCATTTGTACAAAATCCAGAGGATGACAATACAATCTTCGGAGTAGTATCATTCTGGCACATCTTGGATTCTTCTTTCTCAGATAAGAAAACAACATTTTTCCAATTTCGCACTTTCATCCACAATTCCAGGTCTTTACCTTTAAGTATGGTTTCATATAAATCAGAAATTTCACAACTGAGTTTTGAATCAACAACTACATCAGCTTTAAATGAATCGTCACAGCCAAAAATCAAATAGAGAACAGTAAGTAATTCTTGTGTCCGGCTAAAACTGAAACATGGCAGCAGAAGAGTACCTTTTCGCTCCAATACAGTATTGACAGCTACTCTCAAATGCTCAACGTCAAAATCCCTGGTTTTCTTATTTACTTTTTCTCTACTTCCATATGTACTTTCCATAATGACAACATCATTGAACATTGCCGGAATTTCAGTATTTCTTACATAATGATTTTTCGTATTCAAAGCACCAAGATCAGATGTATACAGAATTTTCTTTGTCTTCAATCCATCTGACAAAATCAATTGTAATTGAGCAGCACCTACACAATGAGAGTTTGGAATCCACTGAAAACTAACTACATCGTCAAGTTGGAAAACAACACCATATTCACTATAAGGTTTAATTAACTGCAATGTTTTAGAAACATCATCTTCACTATAAATAGGAGAGTAATTTCTGCTGTAGCGTTTTGAAAGAATTCTTGCTTCATCAGCTACAATAAAAGCACAATTAAAAAGCAGCGATTTCATAACCGCTGCAGTGTTAGGTGTAGTTATAATTTTTCCATTGAATCCCTGGGCAACCAATCGAGGAATTAAGCCACAATGATCCACATGTGGATGTGCCACAAACAAGTAATCAATCTCACTTGGTTTGAATCCAAATTTCTTTGAATTGATTTTATAGGAATCAAGATAACTGTTGCTTTTTGACTGATATAATCCGCATTCCAGTAATATCTTTTTGCCTCCAAATTGTACAAGGTACTGGGAGCCAGTGACATCTGTTGATGATTCACCTAAGAAATAAATTCCATCATTATTTTGTTTGTGTTTAGACATATAATTCCACCTTTATTATTATTTGTTTATAATAGTAGATACGAGACTCGAACTCGTAAGGTTTCCCGGCAGTGTTTGAGACTGCTGCGTTTGCCTGTTTCGCCAATCTACCATAATACGGATGATGGGACTTGAACCCACACGGTATAAATACCACAAGATTTTAAGTCTTGTACGCCTGCCAATTACGTCACATCCGCATATGAAATATGCGTGGAAGAATTATAGTCTAAAATTGAAAATGTCAGATTCGAACTGCTCCACATGATCCCAAATCATGTATGCTCCCATTACACCACATTCTCAATAAAAGCTGGCAAAGGGACTCGAACCCTTAACCTACTGATTACAGGTCAGTTGCGCTACCAATTGCGCCATGCCAGCAAAACAGCAAACACGGATTTGAAGATTCTGCATTTATCTCACCGTTAAGACCACATTTGCTTTATAGCAGAACTGGGGTAGCTGGATTTGAACCAGCGTAATGCAGGAGTCAAAGTCCTGTGCCTTACCACTTGGCGATACCCCATTATAAACTGCCCCGGTGGGGATCGAACCCACAACATACAGATTAACAGTCTGCCGTTCTACCATTGGACTACAGGGCATTAAAAACTGATAATGACTATGCCAAAATCAGATTTCCTATCTACACATGGCAGATGGATAAAAGACAAGTCGCTAAGATCGAAGAAAATCTGATGATAGACAATACACTGAAGATTGTCTGGTCAGATTTTTATGTAAATATTTGCATTACTTACCCAATTTTTCGTTATAATTTGCTGTATGCGACTTTCACTAGGCTCTAAATGTAAACTATTTCATTCATCAAAATACTTAGTGTTTGAGGGGAAAATATAAAATATTCTTTAATATGTTTTGTTAGTTGTTCATATTTGCTGTGTGAGCCTATACTAGACACTTTGACAGAGGATATCATTATCTTCTGTTGATTTACAATAGGATATTAAGGGGAGGAATAATATCCTATGCTTTTTCATATAATTTTCATTTGCTTGTAAAAATAATTTGAAAGAATTAAATCAAAAATTTCGCTGTATGTGTCTAAATTGGAATAATAAGAATCGAACTTATGTGACCTCCGTATCAGAGAGGCATTCTACCATTGAATTATATTCCAGTATAAACGGAGTAGAGTGGACTCGAACCACCACACCGCACGAAGCGATTACTCAGAGATTAGCAATCTCCTACCTTACCAATTAGGTTTACTACTCCATAATGGGTGTAGTGAGGATTGAACTCACGACTTACCGGTTAAAAGCCGGTTACTCTACCAACTGAGTTACACACCCAGATTAAATAATGTACCTATAATATTACATGCCAACCAATCGCCAAATTGATTATAACTGTAAAACGGAGAGGGTGGGATTTGAACCCACGAACCGCCATCACTGACGGTTGCCAGTTTTCAAGACTGGTGCAATAATCCAGACTCTGCCACCTCTCCAAAAATAAACGCCCATACTTGGAATCGAACCAAGATCATAGCTTTAGAAGAACCATGTTCTCTCCATTGAACTATACGGGCAAAACAGACATAATAGGAATCGAACCTATATCGCACGATTCGTAGTCGTGAACTCTATCCATTAAGCTATATGTCCATGATTATGTTTTCTTCACCATTTCATGTATACCTCATATGCCTTTTTATAAGGGCTTTATTTGATTGAGTGGGAAGTGGTGGAGTCGAACCACCTACACTTAGGGCTTCAACCTAATGCTCTACCAGTTGAGCTAACTTCCCAAATGTAGTTTACCCTTGCTATCGTGGAAGGAAAGATCTTCATTACCGCTTGTCGTAAACGCCAATTTCTACCGTTTGAAGTGAGTCGTTAGAATTGGTAAAGCAACTATCTCACATGGGCGTGGAGGGAGTCGAACCCACTAGATCCCGAAGGCAGCAGATTTACAGTCTGCCCGATCTCCGTAGTCGTTTACACACCCAAATATAAAATTGCATAAATGCAAAAAGCATCTGACTGGGAATGATCCGGCATCGCCTGGGTGGAAGCCAGGTATGTTATCCAATTACACCACAAATGCAGAACAGACGCAGTAGGACTCGAACCCACATCTTACAGTTTTGGAGACTGTTGTTTTACCATTAAACTACACATCTACAGTTAGTTTTTACTCGGCTCACACTATAACCCAACAAGCATATCACGTTAATATAACTTGCTACATTTATTTCTCGTTGTAAATGCTAAAAAACGTTTCTGGTTGACTGCAGATTCACCAGTAATAGGGTGTATGGGAATCGAACCCATCTCGTAGCCGTGAAAGGGCTATAACTTAAACCGCTTGTCCAACACCCCATAACGGTCTAGGTGGGAATCGAACCCACGACTTCGGAGAGACAATCCGATGTTATTACCACTTAACTACAAGACCAAAATCAAGGCACAATCCACTTAAAATATTCATCCATTTGAAAGTATAAGTAATTTGCTGTACGTGCCTTACGAAACTAAGCTCATTTCGGTAGTATTTTTAACAGAAATATCCCAAATAAATTGCTGTATGAGCTTAAAGAGAGTACAGTTGGATTTGAACCAACGAATACTGATTTTGCAGACCAGTGCATTGCCAGACTTTGCTATGTACTCTTACATAAACGATAGAACTATTACGCAATGAATAGTCCCACCGCTTATTAACAAAAACATATAGGACAAAACATAAAACAAGATAAATTGCGGATGGGGGATTTGAACCCTCGACCTCTTGCTTATGAGGCAAGCGAGCTGACCACTGCTCTAATCCGCATTATGCATTTATTATAGTTTGATTAAAAGTAAGAGATAAATAGAAGTTTATGGATGGTAAACCTCTATTTATTTCATTTACTTTATTTCCTGTTCCTTATGTATGTATTATAGCATATATTCAGAAAATGTCAATACATTTCTACATTTATTTTTGCTTGTTAAAAATAAATGTTCCCAAAACAGTAGAAGATAAGTCATCAACAGACATATCTTTTACAAGCTGCGAACTTACTGTATCTTGAACAATTGCAAATTTTGCTTCGTTACAATACATATTCTCCCCATTATAAGCTGGTTGAATGTAAAGCTCATTTTCTTCTGTAAGAGATAAGACATACAGATCCTTGCAAACAGGATCAATATCTGAAAGAATTATATCAATAGAAGCAATAGTAATATCGCTATACTCTGTAATAGCATATTTCAATGCATCTATAATAAAACTTGACTCCCCATATAATTTAACCGATTCGTATTCTTCGTGTGGAATTTTTGAATGAATCTCCAAACAATCAAAAATTTCCTTCATGCTGCTAAATGTTCTACATTGTATTTTGTAACTCATTATTAAGGTTAATTGAGAACAAATGTATGCTCATCAACTTTTCCTTTTCCAGTTTCAAATATAACAAAAGATGCTGTGGCATCGGCAGTCTTCCTTATTGACATTGAATAATCATCTGATCCAATAATTGATCCAACACCAATCACCCCTCTACGGACTCCACAGTTTACAAACTCTGAATGATGCTTATGACCAGCCACAAGATAATCTATCTTGGTATCATAAATATCAGAGTAATCTTTAATAGCAGCAGTTAAACTACGGACTTCCCCATGAATCCCTATAACATTATATCCAGCAATATCAGCAAAAATAAAGCCGGATTTATTTGTTATGTAACGGAAGTTAGGATTGTCCTCATTTATAATACGAATAATACTTCCAGTAACCATTTCAATGTTATCATGTGAATGTTCACCTTTTTTACCATCCAGTAAGCGAAGTTCACCATGATTTCCATTTGTTTGATAGTATTCTATGTCAAATTCATCGGACAATCTTCTCAGCCATTTACCCATATACTCCCCGTATATAACGGCACTTTCCGGCACACCATACCGTAATGTCCATAATTGTGAATTACGCAAGAATCCATCTAACGAATCCCCTAAATTAAATACTTTGAATCCTTTGAGTTTCTCTTTGTGTGCATAGTCCACCACTTCATTGTAGAGAACTTCCATACGCATAAAAAATATCTCAGGACTATAAGCATTTATAATTTCATCATTCAGACCATACACTTTGAAATCTTTTCCAAAATGACAGTCTGCTATATTCAAAAGACCATAACGAGATGAAAGCATACCACCGATTTTTTGCGGAGGATCTACTTTATTCAGCGTTTCGTGAATAGCAGTAATGACTTTTTCCTCAAATAAATCATCCCTAGCATCTTCACGTAACCATCTGTTATACTCCAACTTTTCAGTATGAAGTTTCGCACGCTCTTTGATAAGCTCTCTCTTTTTCAATTCAAGCTCTTTCAAATAACTTTCAGTGTCATCATGGCTTTGAGTTTCCATTTTCTCTTTGAAATACTGCATAACTTTGTAACCAGAAAATTCAGTTACATTTGCAGCCTTTCGTAAGCTATCCCTATGGCAGTCTAAATGTAAAAGCGTGACAATATCTTCCCAGTCCAAATCGTCCGGCTTTTCTTCGACCTTTATAGAGATGAGTCTAAGACCATATTCGTAATCAGTCTCATTTTCCAACTTTTTGTACTTCGGATTGATACCAACCACCCCTTTTTATTTTTTGACTGTTACCATAAAAGCAAGGTTTTATGTACGTTCCTACATACTCCCTTATTCATAATAGGGTGCAAAAATAAAAAACCTCTGTAATCAGCTACCTTTGCTTTTTACAGAGATTTTAAATAATTTAATTGACTTGCTAACAAGCAATTTTATATGTTTTTTCGCTTTTGGGACATCAATTGTTTCATATAATTTTTGCGATATTTTGCTTGGCATTCCTTACATCTGCATTTTTGTCTGCTCTTAGAACCAACTTCAAAATTCTTTCCGCAATCAATACAAACGATAGTTTGTGTAAGAACCTTGTTATAACCACGATGTTTATAACAATAATTAGCCAGCTTAGTTTTACTTTGCCGAAACAATCGACCACAAACTTTACAAGAACCTATACTTTTCCCACGCAGCCTATCATAGTGTAAATTCAAGTGATCGTAATCGGTAATATAATCAAGCACATCATCTGGATTATCGGATATATCAACAAATTTTACAAACCACGATCTGTATTTATTGTTTGTAATATCGAATAATCCAGCTTTAAACAAGCAACCAAGAGAAAAATTTTTCTCTTCCGCATTCTTAAATTTACATGCACCGGCTTTATAGATATCTCTTTTCTCCATATGACAATAAAAAAGTGTATCTTCTGTGATAGTGGCAGAATTCTCAATGGAAATACTATGCAGCCTGTGATATTTTGCATCAACAAGCATCACAAATAACATCCGGCGGTAATTGTCATTCTCAATTGTGCAAATTTTCTCCCACTCCTTTTTGGTAATAGGAGTAGGGAGTGGCAATTTTAACTTATACAGCCGTGAGCTGGCAACTGCATTGTCGATATCCTGAAATTTCACAATGTAATTGAAATCAATGTAATACCTATTGCAGAATGCTTTTAGCTCTTTTTCTATTTGGCTGTCTAATTGTTCCATATCTTCAACGGTGACATTATTGTAGTCCTTCCCAGACTCTGTGATTGCCTTATATCTCAAATATTTTGCATACAAGAGCAAGTCAGATCTTTTGTATTCGTCAACAGCAGTAGTGGAAGCCTCCATTTCCTGCGCAACGGATAATTCATCGAAATAAATCATACATTTACCTCCACAACGCTATATTTTTTACCAAGATATGATATTGTGCCATTTTCTTCATCCAAAACTGGCATTTTTGGTGTAACAGTAGAGTTCTTTTTCAAGTTTTCTACGATCTGGTTGCCGAAAATACTCCAACAAAAGTCTTTTGTACGGCTAGGATGCAGCTCATAGCATACATAGATTGCTAAATCGCAAGCATATTGCACATCACCGATAAACTTATCTGTAATTCTGTCTCTGATGGCAAGTGGATATTTGATAAATTCCGATGTCTGAGAGACACTGTGAGTATAATCACTCTTGCGTTTTACTCTTAAACTGTCTTTTTGTGCTTTGTAGTCCAGGTATTGAGCGTTCATGTACTCAATGTCTTCTTCGGCAAAGTTCAAATTAGTGCCAGAATACATTGACTTAACCAGATGCTCCGGCGTTTTCATGTGTCTTTTTCTTTTTATTTCACTTAAATGTTTCTCCATATAGTGACAAATCTTATTCATCCTACCATTATAATCAATCAGTGGCGAATAAGGGTAAAATTTATCAATCAGATAATTCCTTTCTGCATCAGTAAGATCTTCCGGCGCAGAATCCAGAATATCATAGATTGATTTTTGGAACAGCATCATGCACACATCGTTCTCTTTATCCAGGTATTTGAGATATTTGGAGTTCTCTGAACTATACAGATAGCGGAAGAAATATGGTTTTTTATCTGCAACTATTGAATTGTAAAACTCAAAATCAATATCTTCCATATCATCTGGCTTTTTAGAAATTTTTCTCGTCCAATGTTTAGGCATCGGCTCAATTTTTATTCCTTTTGCCTTGTCAATTGAATCGCCCTGGGACTTTCTGATAAGTTTGAGGCGTTCTAAAATCTCATCTTGTTCACGCTTAAAGGTTATATCACCCTCATATCGTGCCAAAATCTCATAGAAAGCAGTTGAAATATTTGTTATACGTCCGATCGTACTATCAAATGATTGAATATCTGCTTTATACAGTTCATCTTCTGAAATGTACTCTTTATCTACAGTAGATTTTGAGTATGTAATCGGAAGATTGTCGTAACGGCAGCGTAAGAACACTGGATTATCAGTAGTGGCTACAATATCTCCGTCAAAATCGGAGTCTGCATGAATTATGCAGTCACAACCCCAAACATTATAAACAATGCCACTTGTCAGATATTTGAACCATTTTTCTGTTAATTCATTGTTCTTCAAGTTAAGTTTATTCACTTCTGAACGCCATGTAAGCGGTGATCTCATAGCAACAACATCAGTTTTTCCACGTTTGTTCCAAAAGTAAGAGTAATGCTCAAATTCTTTTAATGCACCGGTAACTGTATGACCAAATGCGTGCTGCATAAATGCATACATATCTGGAATCATTACACTAAAATTACCGTCCAGAATAAGTTTTCCTAAATAAGTTTCTCTGATTTTTTTATTTATGCTCATTATGATATTTGATTTTATATATTCTTCGCTAATCATTTCTGGATTAACAATCAGTGCTTTCGCAACATTGTCACTTGTCAAGTCAAAAATGTTATTGAAATCAATGTCATCTTTATCACATAGTTTTCCAAGCAAAAATAATATCGCCTGGTTTGGATCATCAATTGAAATTCCATTCAGCCACTTTACAGTAGGATCACATAACTCAGCTACGTCATCATCATTTGTAAGATCAATAGCTTGGCAGAATTGATAATTGGAACGAAAACAGTTATCGTCTGTTTTAGGAGTAACTTTTGTAACTCCCCACAAAAAACCATTTTCTTCACATAATTTATCATATTCTTGAATTGAATCATAAGCATTCCATAATTTGAACTGCGATTTTGTAAGAATCATATCTGTTTTAGTTATATCTACCAGATTTCCGTACAGATCTTTCATTTCTGTAATCCCATATTCTGCAGCATACTGTTTGAAGTCAACAACAAACACCATACCTTTTACATATGCGCACCTTACACAGAATGCAGATGGGATATAATCTAATTCTAGTTCATCAGCCACACGTTTTGCGAATTCCACAGAAACAGCACCACATCCATCGAATAAATTGAATGGCAGAGTTTTTATCTCTTCAGAAACTTGTTCATTATTTGCAATAGCATGTTTTTCTTTTGGAATTTTTGAAATCCAATCAACTTTCTTTTCCATCTCAATTTCACAGTCATCAATGAGATAAACATTCGGATGTGGAATTGTGTAGGTTGCAGAAGATGAAAGAGCAAAGTAAGCATTGTATTTGTTTTTCGTTATTTTGACACTTTTTGCGCCACAACGTAATCTCTTCTTTAATTCTGCCTCAAAATCTTCACGGATTAAGATTACAGTATTTACTCTTGCTTGTCCGGCACTGCACATGAGGCGAACATACTTAAATCCATTTATGTATAATCCATCACGAATGATTTTTCTATAATGAGAAATATCATCAATGACAACAGAAACATATTCTGGAATGAATAGCATTTCATCAATCTTACCATTGATTATTGAGATTTGCCGTTTCGCATAATCATTAAATTGCTTTTTTAAATTTTTCTTTTGGGCGTATAGGTCACTTAATATAGCCGGATCATACCGCATTATATTAGGGTTACGCTCATACCGTATATTTCTAATAGTTCTCAATGCCTGGTTATCTGCCAGAGCAATCAATTCACCATTTTGCCGAATATCACGAATATGATATCCTGAGTTACCAAGAATCCTTTTTAAGTGATATCCAAACTTATCTAATCTGGTGGAAGAAAATTTCATGATATAAAATTGTTGTAATTTTTTCATTTGCCCTCCCTGTCCAGTCTTTCTTTTATTAGTCTTGCTTTCCATTTCTCCAATTCATATACAGATTTCACATCTGGAATATCGGATAGGGTAGCAGTAATGCCAAAATCCTTTAGAACGGATATTGCCGTTTTCAAATCTTTATCAGTTGGTTTGGCTTTTACTTGATTTTCAATTCTACGAATTTTGTCCCTTTCATAATCCAGGTTATCGTAGAGTGTCTTGTCATATATTTTGTCCTGATTCATTTCCTTAGTTCTCCTTGCTTACATAAAAAATCCCATTACTTTTTACAACATTTACATCTGGAACAAACTTAACAATTTCCGTAAGCTGCTCAATTGTAAATACATATCCTTTTGCACCGTTGTACACTTCACGTAACGCATCATTCACAACATCCCGAAATCCAAGAGCATATTTTCTGGACTTCCTGAGATATTTCTGATTGGCAGGATATGGTGTTGTACTTCGTTTGAGTTTTGGCAAGGTGATATCATAAAAATATTCTTGACTACTTCTGATATGTGGATCTGAATGATATTCTTCAATCGTGTTGGCATTTGCCCCAGATACACATGTGTTATAACAATTCTTCGGTAGCCAAAAATAATTTAAAACATCTGAATTTGCGCTAACCATATTGCTGTGTTCTCCATTTATTATTGTTTGATTATAGAAAACGAAAATAATTGGATCAATCCTTTTCTCCACAAAATCCAACTATATTCGTTCCTACACTGATTATACCACTAATTCAAATATTGTCAACATTTATTATGGTTTAATTATAAAAACCAACCAACAAAGAAAAACTTAAATTGTGGCGTTATTT